TTACGGCGTTGGCGTAAAATCAAACACCACTACATTAGCCAAATACGGGGCGGCAAAGGCCTTAAACGCATCATGTGCGGGGTCATACTGTCCAGCTTCATGCACAATGGGGCGGCCTACATAGTAGTTGCGGTCTCCGGCAGAGGCAAAACGCACCACATACCCATAATCCAGCCCAAGGTCAGCGCCCTCGCCACTCTTTTGCGGGCCAGCTTCAAGGCTCTTAATAACCAGCGTGCCATCTGCACGGCGGGCTTGCTGCGCCAGCGCCATAAAGCGCTTGGTCACCTCCTGCCGCTGGGCCGGGGTTGCCGTGGGCTTAAATTGAAACAGCACAATATGCTCCACCACACCCGGCTTATAGTCCGGTGCGGTAAAACGGGCCGCGCCCACTTGTAGCGCTTCTTGGCGTACAGCCTGCGCACTTTTGCTCAGTACCACCGTAGCGGCAGGGCGGGCAGCCCCATGTGCAGGGGTGGCTGGGGCTGCATAAGCCAAAGGCATAGCACCCCCATACCCGCCATAACCGCAACTAACCCCATTACCCAAACACGCCCTTTAGCGGGCGCTGCCCTGTGGCCAGTACGGTGCTGCGGGGCGGGGTTTGGGGCGTGTGCTGTCGCGGGCATGTTTGCGCTTTCCTTATTGCGGTGGGGCAAAGCGGCACCATAGCGCCCAGCACGCACGTTGTCCTGCCTGCCTTCTCTCCCTTTTTCTTTTAAAGGCTCACTCACGCCCATGCCGTCTTTGCCGCCACATATTGCGCCAGCACCTGCTGCCGCACCTTCATTGCCGCCCTCCCGTAGCCTATGGCAAAGCGTTAAAGCATGGTGCACACCCCCGTACAGGCAACCCATTGCACCACCCACCAGGTGCGAGCCTGCTTTACCCCCCGCACACGCCCCTCGCAGCCCGGCTCCTTTCCCCAATGGGGTTACAGAGAGCTTGCGCCATACCGCCAGCACACACGCCTTTAAGCCCTATCAGGCACCAAGTGGTGTGCGCGGCACAGACAGCCCCGCTCTGGCGCAAGATAGTGCGCCCCAACCCCACACAAGTTTTGCCCAAGCCGTGGCAGAGGGCATGGTGTTTCCAGGCTACCCTCATCTGGCCGAGCTGGCACAGCGGGCCGAATACCGCCACATGGTCGAAGTGATCGCCACCGAAGCCACGCGAGAATGGATCACCTTCCGTGCTCGCGGCACAGCCTGCAAACAGGCGCGCATAGCAGCCTTAGAGGCCGAATTTACCCGCCTAAACGTGCGGGACACCCTGCGCCGCATGGCCGAGTATGATGGCTATTACGGCATGGGCCTGCTCTATATTGATACCGGGCAAAATGCCGCAACCGGCGGGCAAGACACGCCGCTTTTGCTGCGCCCCCAAACATTTGCCAAAGGCAGCCTGCACGCTCTAACGCCCATAGAACCAGTCTGGACAACCCCAGACACCTACGGCACGACCAACCCTCTCAGCCCAGACTTTTACACCCCCACACAGTGGTGGGTGCAGGGCAGGCGTATTCACCACACCCGGCTACTGCGTTTTGTGTCCCGCACTGTGCCAGATCTTTTAAAACCCGCTTATAATTTTGGCGGTTTGTCTTTGTGCCAAATGGCCCAACCTTATGTTGAAAACTGGCTACGTACCCGCCAATCCGTCTCAGACCTGCTCAATGCGTTTTCCATTGTTGCGCTCTCAACCGATATGTCAGCCTACGCCCAAGACCCGGAGGGGCTTTTGGGCCGCATAGAAGCCTTTAACCGCTTCCGCTCCAATCGGGGCACATTCGTGCTGGATAAAGAGCGCGAAAAACTCGAACTCCTTTCCGCCCCGCTCGCAGGGCTAGACCGCCTTCAGGCGCAAGCGCAGGAGCATTTATGCAGTGTAGCACAAGAGCCTTTGGTAAAATTTGCAGGTCTCACCCCAAGCGGTCTTAATGCCTCAGCCCAAGGTGAAATTCGCGTTTTTTACGACCGTATCAACGCCTTTCAAGAAAGCGTTTTTCGCACTCCGCTTACCACCATTTTGCACATGGCCATGCTTAACCTGTGGGGCGAAATAGACCCAGACATCACCTTCACGTTCCGGTCTTTGTGGCAGCTTGATGAAGCCACTCAAGCCGCAGTCGAAAAAACCCGCACCGAAATAGATGCCCAAAACATACGCTCAGGCGTACTTACCCCCAAGAAGCCCGCACCCGCACCGCCCACGAAACCACCGGCCAATATAGCGGCATTGCGCCATAAAGGTGGGTTTCAAAACTCACCAAGCCCGGCGTTGCGTACTACTTGGCACCTGCAAGTAGTGTAGTTGTTGCCCCCCAAAAGCACCATGGTGGTAACACTCCTGCCTACGCGGCAAACAACAAGCGCAAATTATAAATATATCTGTTGTGGCAATCATAAATAAAAAACATCTTCTAAAAAACAGCGCTAAAATCAGGCTATCGCACCATAAAGCCCCGCTACTATTCTACTATTTTCCCTAAACACTCTTTCACCATGCCCTATCGCAAAAACTGCCAAGAGCCTCAGCCTGTCAGCGCCTTCTCCTTCTCGCTCTGGCAGAGCACGCCACTACAGCCTTTAGGCGCAGCACACACAGCCCGCTTTTCTGCCGCTCTGGCTGTTTTGCAGCAAGTTTCACACTATGTTTTCACGCGCCGCTCACCTTACTTCAGGAAAAATTCCTTTGCTGCACAGCACTCTTTCCTACAAAGTGGCCGCCCCCGGCCCGCCCAATTTTGCCGCACCAGCCATGCCGCCCCATACTACCGCCACCCCAATAACCCCATACTCCGGCGGGGCAGGGGCCATAGCCTTGGCGTTAGATGGCTCCGTACGCCGGATTGATGCAGATGGCCATTTACACATTGCCACCTGTATTCTCTCCGCCGCCACAGTATGCCCCTATTATGGGCACGAAATACCCAACGCACAGGCACTCGGGCTTGTACCAGATAAACTCTACCAAGTGTACCGCCCCCCGCAGGCATTGGCCGCAGCGGCAGCTAGTCTGGCTGGCAAGCCCATACTTATGCGCCACCAGCCGGTTTCTGCCCAAGACCACCCCAGCACCCTTACCGTGGGCGCAGTGGGCAGCAGCGTGCAGTTTACGCCACCAAACTTGGTCGGTAGCCTCACAATTTGGGAGAATGCGGCCATAGCCGCCATTACCAGCGGTCGGCAAAAAGCAGTTTCTGCCGGGTATCGGTACAAAGCAGTGCCCCAAAGTGGCACCCATAACGGCGTGGCCTACACATTGGTTATGGCCAATATTGTGTTTAACCACTTAGCCCTTGTGGCCCACCCCCGCGTACCCACCGCCATTATTGGTGATGCCGCGCCAGAAACGCACACTCCCCCCAAGCCAACGCACTCGCCAACGCACAAACGCACGACCACAGCCACGCTCACGCTCACGCTCACGCTCACGCTCACGCTCAACCCCAACCCCAACAACCAGCCCCAGCGCCGCAGCGCCCATACACAAAGCTCCCTCCCACCACTGGGCTAAACCGGCGGCCCCTCAAACAAACGCCGCCACACACCCAGCCAGACACACCACCCAGCACACCACCCAGCACGCCGCGCACCACACCCCTAACGGGGCCAGAAACCGGCCCTGCCACATCTGCTACCACCACGCCCCCCAACACCCCACGCCACACCCAACCAGTCCCCCCACTGGCCCCGCCGGGTATGGCGCTGGCTCCCTTTTCCATTTTGCCGGAGTTCACACCCCCGCTTATGAATACCCCCACCCTTTCCAGCACAGCTTATGCAGCACACCCAACCCAGCATGGTTTGCAAAACACCGCAAATGCTCATGAATGTTCTACAAATTCGGAGCACGAGCCCCCTGTTGCGCCAACCGCACCCCACACAGCACCCCCCGCTACGCTGCACAACACCGCACAGCCTTCTGCACACACATCGTCACAGGCTGGTGCCACGGCTTTGCCCTCTCACAACTCCTTGCCCGTAACCGCTATGGATACCGCCTTAACGCACGCCATTGCCCAGGCAGAAGCCGGGGCCATTCGCCGCCTAGAAGCCCTACACACAGCCCGCGCCGCCGTGCGCCCTTTTGTGGGTGATGTCGCAATGGATAGCGCCGCCGCCGTGTACGGTTTTGCCTTGCAGGAAAACGGGGTCAATACCCAAAACCTGCCAGACAGCGCACTCCAACCTTTGTTCGAGCAGTTTGCCCGCCTTAGCACACAAGCGCAGGCTTACACACAAGGTATGGCCAACGCAGCTTTGGGTATGGATAGCGCCAAAACCGCCTCCTTCCGTGAAGAATTCGGCCTTACCCGTATTACGGTGAAAGCATAAATCATGCCGTTCCAAACACAGGTTTTAACACAACCAGCCCCTGCTGTAGCAGGAGACTTCGCAACACATAACCCCGTAGCCACCTTTCCGGCGGCAGAGGGCGCACTGGTGGCCGCAAGTGGCGGGTGCACCGTGGGGGCATTTGGCTGGGTTCAACCCGATGGCACAACCGTTGCCAATACGCCCCCCACCAGCACCGCTACCGCGCCAGATGGTTTTGTGCACCGTAACCTTACTGGCCAAATCAGCAGTTTTGGCACAGAGGGTAGCCTCGTTATTCCACAAGGCTTTCCGGTAACCTTGTTCAGTGCAGGAGACTTCTGGGCAACAACCAGCACAGCCGCCACACCGGGGCAGGCTGTCTTTGCGTCCCTCACCACAGGTGCCATTTCTACCGCTGCCGCCGGGGCAAGTGTTGCTGGCGCCGTGCAAACCCGCTTTGTCGTGGCGTCCAGCGCCGCACCGGGCGACCTTGTTAAACTCTCTACCTGGAACAGCGCACAATGAGCCGCCACACCGCAGAATTAGCCGAACTCAACCGCCTGGGTTTTATCATGCCCCACGCCCAAGGCATGATTGCCAATGCCCTGCTGGCCTCAGACCGTATGGCGCAAGATGCCCAGCCAGCCCTTTCAACCAGCGCTAATGCCGGTATTCCCGCCTTCATGAGCGCTTGGGTAGACCCAGCCCTTGTTAAGGTGGCCTTTGCCCCCATGCGCGCAGCAGAACTGCTGGGCGAGGTGCGTAAAGGAGATTGGGTCACCCGCACAGCCCTGTTCCCTATGCTAGAAACCACAGGGCAGGTCTCAAGTTATGGAGACTGGAACACAAACGGCACTGTCGGCCTTAACCCCGCCTACCCAGAGCGTCAGTCTTACCATTATCAGGTTTTTCTGTCTTGGGGCGAGATGGAGCTGGCGTTAGCAGGCCAAGCCCGCTTGCAGTGGGTTGCCAACCTGCGCGAGGCCGCAGCCCTCAAACTCAATAAATTCCAGAACCAGACGTATTTTTTTGGCGTCACTGGCCTGCGTTTGTACGGCTACCTCAACGACCCCCGCCTACCAGCCGCCATTACCCCCGCCGTTAAAGCCGCCGGTGGCACCGGGTGGGACAAAGCCACCCCAGAAGAACGGCAAGATGATGTCATTACCCTCATCAACCAGCTTCGTAGCCAAACAGCAGGTTTGGTCGATACCGAAACCCCTATGGTGCTGGGCCTTTCCCCCACGCGCATGGGCCTGCTTACCCGGCGCAACAGCTACGGTAACTCGGCGGCCTCTTTGTTAAAAGACACATACCCTAACCTACGCTTTGTGCAGGCAGTAGAATACGGAGATAGTGCGGCAACACCCCTGCAAACCATGCAAATTATGGCAGAGCAGGTCGATGGCCAAAAAACAGCAGAAACCGCCTTTACCGAAAAACTCCGTGCCCACAGCGTGGTAACCGAAGCCTCAGCTTGGAAACAAAAACTCTCCCAAGGCACATGGGGCGCGGTTATTTACATGCCAGCAGGCATTGCTACCATGAGCGGCCTTTAACAAACCCGCTTAGTGTTAAAAGCTAAAAAAGCAGAGGGCCGTTTTCTCCCCTCTGTTTTGGCTGCATTCTGGGGTTACGCATAACGCCTTTAATGGCTGTTTGCACCTTACGCCCTTACAGAGTGCGGCGTGTAAAACAGGGTAGGGCGGCCACCGCACGGTGTTTGCGGCGTGCAGCTCATACACTGCCGCACCCTAACGGCACGGTTGGGGTGCTGCACGCACACGCTACACCGCTCAAATTCCAAAACCATATTAAAAAAACAGGAGCCTTCTATGGCCTCTTCCGCTACTGTTACCATTGGCTGCAAACTCCCAATCGGCCTTACTTTACGTGTCGGCACTGCCACACACACCCTTGCCGGTGCTAACGCCGGAACCCTTATTGGCGGCTACGGCCTTACCCAAGTGCCAGAAGACTTCTGGGCCGCGTGGTCAAGCAATTATGCCGAGTATCCGCCCCTTAAACTTGGTTTGGTTTTTGCACAACCAACAGCCCAAAAAGCCGCCGCCCAAGCACAAGAGCAAGCCAACCTGCGCACAGGGCAAGAGGCCATAAACCCGCAAAACCCATCGCCGGGTATTACCCCAGTCTAACGTGCGGCCTCACCCGCTACCGCACCTGCAAAGCTGTATAAAAAATACCTCATAACCGGAAAAAAAACCGCCTTATGCCTGCAAGCTCTTTTTCACTCACACTCTGGCAACAGCGTTACCCAAGCCTTTTTGCCAGTCTGGGCGCACAGGGCATACAGGCCAGCGCAGCCCTTGCTACACAGTTTTTACCCCCCAGCGCCCTACGCAACCCCACCCGTTCTGCAGAGCTATTGGGCCTAGCCACAGCCCATCTTGCCCAACTCGGCCTTGGCTCATGCACACAAAACGCCCAAAGCCAAAACAACAGCGCAGCACAAAACAGCAGCACAAGCCAAACTGCTACACAGGTCGCAACGAGAGATACGCAAAGCTCTAGCAATAACAATCAACAGTCTAGTGCGGCATCACAAAATACATCCAGCACAGCCCAGCAAGCGGCCTCGGCCAGCAGCACAACACCTGATAGCACGCCAATAAGCACCACAAGTGCAGACAATACGGCCACACCACCCCCCGCTACCCAAGCGCAAGGCACTGCCACAACCACCCCATTTCAACAACCCGTTCTGGTTGGCCGCATTACCACAGCGCGTATGGGTAGCCTAAGCGTGCAGGCCGATGCAGGGCCTGTTGCAGGCTCTCAGGCGTGGTGGCTGCAAACCCCCTATGGGGCCGCTTTTTGGGCCGCAACCACCAGCTTGCGCACTGCCTTATACGTACCGGGGTAACACGCATGGTAAAACTTCTAACTACGCTGTATCAGGCTAAAAATTTTCTCAATACACTCAGTAAAGGGCAGGGCATAAGCGTGCGTACAAGCGCGCCCCATATACCGTGCGTTAAAGCTGGTTTTTTGCCCGGCGCAACCTACCCAAACGGCACCCCTGTTGCGGCTATTGCTGCCGTGCAAGAGTTCGGGGCTGTTAGCCACCATAAAACAGGGCACGGGTCTGCCGTGCAGGTTACGCCACCCCGGCCTTTTTTACGCCCAGCCATGCAGCAGGATGCGCCACACTGGGCCAAAGTTTTTCAGCAGGCTTTTGTGCAAAATTATAGCGTCTTGCCCTTACCGCAAGCCCAAAATGCTGCATTACAGGCAACGGGGGCGGCCATGCAGGCCAGTATTGTGCGTGCCATTCAAGCGGTGCAAACACCCCCTAACGCGCCCTCTACGCTCCGGCATAAAAAAACGCAAAAACCATTGGTAGAGAGTGGCCGTCTTTTAAAAAGTGTTTCTTACACGGTCAGTCATGAGCTTTAATGTATTTGCCCTTGCCGCAGCCGCCACCGCAGCCCTTGTGCCCCCAACGCAGGCTGTGCTGCGCACCCAAACAGGGGGCACCACATTGCCAGATGGCACCGTGCAGCCAAGTTACACCGCATTGCCCGTTACTATTATGGTGCAGCCCGCCACTAGCGCAGACCTTATGCACCAAGCTGGGCTTAACCAAAGCAGCCCCACCCGCACGGTCTATATACAAGGCCCTGTGCACGGGTTAGAGCGCGCCCACCAGTATGGGGGCGATATTCTGTTTTTTGATGGCACAGACTGGCTTATTACCAGCATGCCTGAACAATGGGGAGAAACCCAGTGGTCCAGACTTCTGGTAACGCAGCAGGGTGCCTCAGCCAGCCCGTAACAGCAACCTGCCTGGCAGCACTGCGGGCTTTTGTGCAATTACTCTTGCCCCAAGGCACACAGATTATACGGGCACAACAAAACCACGTTGCAGCCCCTCTGGGGTTATTTGCCCTGCTTACCCCCCTTAACCGCCAGCCTTTGGCTACCGCCAAACAAAACGGCACAGCAAACACGCATATCGTTACTGTAGCAGAAGATTACAGCATACAACTCAGCCTTTTCGGCCCCGGTGCGGCAGAGGCCGCGCACTGTATTGCAACATTATTTAAAACAGACTGGGCCTGCCAGTTTTTTAACAACTGGGTGGCGCAAAATACCTCCGTGCCAGAAAGCAGCTTAACCAGCCAGCACGCCTCTGAAACCACCCTTCAAACAGCTACCCCACCAGCCACTCCTCTTCAGGCAACAGGCGCCCAGCCTACCTTAACGCCTGCACATATAAGCCCTCTTTACGCCACGGCAGCACAGCAAACACCCTTTATAACAGGTGAAAACCAGTTTGAAGACCACTGGTTTACTGAACTGCACTGCCAACTTAACACCAGCTTTACCCTGCCACAGACAACGGCCCCCGCAGCACACCTTACGCTGGCCTCTCTCCCCCTTACTTTGCAGGACACCCCCGCATGACCCTTCCCATCGCTTCTCTCGTTTCTGTCACGCCGGGGGTTATTAGCCCCGGTGGTACGGTAAGCGTGCTTTCTGGCTTGCTATTTTCAACAAACACAGCCCTACAACAGGGTATTTCTGTTTTTATGAACGCGGCAGATGTCGCGAGCCTGTGCGGTGCTACAAGCCCAGAGGCCAGCATTGCCAGTATCTATTTTTCAGCCTACACCAACGCCCAAGACCTGCCAGAAAAACTCTATATTTTTCAACTCCCCCCCACCCCGGTAGAGGCAGACTATGGTACTTATCTTGCCACTGCCGCCGCACAAAAAACAGACTGGGCGCCGTTCTTGTTTGCTCAAGAGCCAACCGCTACGGCCAAAACCCAAATTGCCACATGGCTTGCCGCTAACCCCAACCGCTACTGGGGCATTATACCCGATGCAGACCCCGCCATTCTTACCAGTAATGCCAGCACCTGCTTTGGTGCTACAGTAAAAGCGCAAAATATTCCGGGCATAACCTGCCTTAATAATACAGACGGCACAGGCCTTTTAGCCGCAGCACTCTGCCTTGGGTGGGCCGCAAGCCTTAACCCGCAGCGTAGTTTGGGGCGCACAACGCTTATGTTCCGTAATAATGGCGGCGTTAGCCCGGCACAGCTCAGCGCCACCCAAGCCGAAAACTTGCTCAATAATGGGTATAGTTTTTATGGTAGCTATAAAACAACAGACACAACATTCAGCTTTCTCAACAATGGTGCCGTAAGTGGCCCCTTTGCCTGGGCCGATAGTTATATTAACCAAATTTGGATGAACGCCAGCTTTCAAGCAGATCTGCTCAAGCTGTTTACCAATGCCGGGCAAATTCCCTACACTACGCAGGGTGATACGCAAATTGCCACATCTGTGCAAAATACCATTGATACAGCCCTCTCTTTTGGAGCCATTCAGCCCAATGTCAGCCTGTCTGCCTCTCAAGCGCAGGCGGTTAATGCACAGGCTGGCCGCACAATAGACAGCGTGCTGTCTACACGTGGGTGGTATTTGTTACCCGGTGCATCGACAGCGTCTGCCGCCACCCGTGCCAGCCGCGGGGCGGTGCAGGGGCGGTTTTTCTATACCGATGGTGAGTCCGTGCAGGCCATCACCCTTGCGTCTATTGAGGTGCAATAACAATGTCTGAGTACGATATTACAGCCGCCAACTCGGTTTTTACACTCACCGTACCGGGCCTTTATAACGCCCCCATAACCTTGCAAAACTACGCAGCAGACCGCGCGTTTGAAACAGAAAGCCGCGAACTGGCCGAAACCGCCATGAGCATAGATGGCTACCTTAACGCAGGCTGGGTGCCCAACCCGGTTACGCAAACCATCAGCCTTGCCGCCAACAGTGAAAGCGCATTGGTGTTTGAAGCCATTGTTATGGCCCAAGATGCCCGGCGCGGCCTGTACCGCATGGGGGCAGAAATTCAACTTCCTGCCATTGGCCGTAAATACACTATGGTACGCGGGCTTTTGCGGTCTTTGGTAAGCATACCCGGCGCTGGCCGCGTGCTAGAAGCCCGCCGGTTTGAAATCGTGTGGGAGCGGGTGCTACCCGCCGCCCTGTAAGGCATAGCATGAAAACGCTTGATTACACCTGCACACACCCCGGCGCAGACCACGGAAAATGCTTTAAACTGACACGTATGGACGCTTTTAGCGCAGACCAATGGGCACGCCATTGCCTGCAAGCGGCCGTGCGCGGCGGGGCGCAAGTGGGGGCAGACCTTGCCCAAGCGGGCCTTGCCGGTCTGGCCGCCTTGGGCATAGAAATTTTTGGCTTTATGGAAGAAACCGCACTCGACAAAGCCCTAGACCGCCTTATGCACTGCGTTAGCTTACGCCCAGACCCCACAAACCCCGCCCTAACACGCCCCGTTATTGCCGCAGACTTTGAAGAGCCCGAAACACTAGGCCTTGTGAGGGCAGAGGTATTTCGCCTGCATGTGGGTTTTTTACTGGCCGCCGCACACCAGCTTTTCCCCGTTGTGGCGGCCTTACTGGGCGAGCCACCGCCCCAGCCACCCAATGCGTAAATCTCTCTCCCGCTTTAGCTGCGGTTATAGGGGCAGGGCTTGCTACCCTACACGATCTTAAAACCCATTACGATAGCGAAGACCTTTACCTTCTTCTCGAAGTCGCATCGGTGCAAAGTTACAACCGCCTTCAGGCAACCTGTGGCCAGCAAAGCCCCGCCACCCCCTATTTGGGAGCCCCCACCCCATGAGCAGCACCGTGCTAGATGAGCTGGTTATTCGCCTAGGGCTAGACACCGGCCCCATGCAGGCCACTGCCCAAAAAGCATTAGGCACACTAGACCAACTTGAACAAAAAAATACGGCATTAAGCAAAAGCCTTATTCAAACAGGTAAAACAGCAACGGCCTCTCTCAGCACCATGCGGCGCGAGGCATTGGGCCTGCTCGGTTTGGTCAGTGGGGGGCGGGGGCTTGGGGCTGTGTTGCAAACACTTGCACCCAATGCCAAGCAACCGCTTAAAAAGACTCTAGCCCCTAAAACCTTTGCACAAGGGCTTAAAAAACAGCCCCTCCCACAACGGCAAAGCACACGTGCAAAAAGGCTTCCTGCATTTTATACGCAAAATTTTGCACAATCGCTTACACGCTCTACGGCTCTAGCGCCTGTTTTTGTAAAACAAGACCCGTACCACACGGCTAAGCCTGCACAACAGCACATAATGCCACGCTTGTACTCTGGGCCTGTTTTAGCTAAAAAAATACAAACTGGCGGAGGGAGTGTTAAAGAAAGTTCCTTTTCTAAAAACCTATTCTTTCCAAAAAATACACCCGCTTTACGCTTTACCCCTAAACAGGCCGGGCATTTTAGCCCTCACCACTTTGCCGGGCGGGGTAGCCAGTTTGCGGCTCTGCCTTCACCCACTATAGTGGTGCCGGGGGGCAGCGTTCTTCCACACCAACACCCGCGCGTTTAAAGGTGGGTAGGGCAGTGCCACGCTCATTGCATCAAAACAGTCTATCCGGGCATTTCCCTTTTGCTGGGGCTAAACAAAGCAATGTACAAACACCATTAGCGGGTTATACCTTGCGGTACAGCCAAAAGGGGCAACACGCCCTGCGCACCCGCACTCTTGGCCATGTGGGGCGGGTTGCGCCGCGCGCCGTGGGGCAAGCATCTGGTTTTGCAATGGCTTCGGGTTTGCCAACACAGGCACATAGGGGTGGCCTGCATAAGCAGGGTGTCGTGTTACCGCCGCCAGTGCCAATGCCAGTACCTGCGGCTCAGCTTCTTACTTTTGCCACGCTGCCAACGCCACAACATGCAGCAACACCATCATCGGTGGCTGCGCAAACTACTTATATTGGGCCGGTTACTATTTCTGTGCCATCAGGCAACCCACAAGCCATAGCAGAGGCTTTGCGGGCTATGGGGGCCCATACCAACCACACACTGGCCAGTTTAGCGACACGCGGTGCGGTTTAAACTCCACTCTGCCACGCTATGGCATCGCACCGCATATATGCTCATTTTGTAAAAGGAGAGAAGCCCCATGCCCATGTTACCCGTTAGCTTGCCCTCGGTCTGGTCTGTACCTGTGGCAGCCGGGGTGCCTGCTTTATTGGGGCAGTCTGTTGCTAATGGGGTGCGGGCGGCGGCCTCTGTTACCCTTGGCTCTGTGTTAGAGGATGCTCTTATTACAAATGCCGCTGGCCAGTGGGGCATTTTTTCAGCCAGTGGGCAGTGTGTGCTTTCCGCAGCGCATGTAGTGAGTGTTGAGGCTGAAAGCCACTACCACATTGCCACAGCCCCGTTAGAAGATGGCGGTTTTGTCTCGTACAGCAAAGTGGCCACCCCCCGCACCCACCGCGTGCAAATGGTATGCGATGGCTCAGAGGTGGGGCTTGGCTCTTCTCTTACAGGGGTTTTTATGCCCCCAGAATTAACAGAGAGGGGCAGCGCAGGTGCATTGTATGTTCGTAAAGCGTTTTTTGAAACATTAAGCCAAATAGAGGCAGACCTTGCCCTTTATGCCGTGCTTACCCCAGAGCGTAAATATAGCGCTGTCAACGTTACTGGCCACCGCTGGCTGCGCAATGCCCGGCACGGTATTACCATGCCGGTGGTAGAAATTACGTTGCAAGAAGTACGCCTTGCCCCAACCCCACTTTATACCAACACCCGCCAACCGCAGGGGCAGGCAGTGGTGTGCGGGGGTATGGTGCCTGCACAAAGTGGTGCCAACTCTACGGCACAAAATAGCCTGTCTGGCTCTGTAAATAATACATCTTGGGCCAGTATGGGGGCAGGCGTGTTATGAGCGCACAAGCAACACCATTGGTTATGGTGCCTTTGGCGCAACAGGCCGCACAAGTGCTTAAAGTGCCGTTGTCTGGCACGGTTACGCAAATTGCCTTACGCCAGCGTAGTACCGGTTTATATGCCGAGTTTTGGCAAAACGACACACGCTGCCTTGCAGGTATACTCTGCCAAGACCGCACATGGCTGATACGGAGCAAAGCCCTTGGTATAGCCGGAGACTTTTGCTTTATAGACACACAAGGCACCCAAGACCCTACCTATACCGGCTTAGGGAGCCGTTACCTACTGCTCTACCGTGCAGGGTGGCCTGCATGAGTGGCAGCATAGGGCAAAACACCGGGCAACCCAGCTTTGTGCCGCGCAAAGTGCGGGTTATTTTTAGGCTGTTGGGTCATAGTTTTGGTACAACTGGTGCAGATACTGTCACGTTAGATGGCCTCCATGTGCAGGCTGATATTACGCAGGCCCAATTCCCGGCAGCCGAGAGTGCAACAGTGCGCCTACAAGGTGTACAACCCGACCTTATAAACCGCCTAAGCCTTGCTGCACCTAATTTAAACACCCAAAACGCAAGCGAGTTAACGTTGGCAAGCCTCCAGCCCGATGGCACCGTGGCCGTTGTGTTTCAAGGTGGCGTAACTCTGGCATATGCAGACTACACAAACGCACCAGAAAATAGTTTTGTTGTGCAGGCGTTTTCATCAGCACTACCAAATGCTCTTGCCGCACCACCAACAAGTTTTAAAGGGCGTGTGCCCGCCAGCCAGCTTATGGGGGCTATTGCCAGTAAAGCCGGGCTACGGTTTGTTAATTACGGTGTGCAGGCCATGTTTTATAACCCTTATTGCTACGGTAGCCCCGGCCAACAACTTGCACAATGTTTGGAAACCACCCCCATGCGGGTCGGTTTGGGGCGCGGGCAATTATCTGTTATGGCCCATAACGCAGGCTATCCAAAGCGGGCAAAGTGGTGGGCAAACAACGCAAGCATACTCTGTTGCCACAGCCTCTGCCCCCACTACTCTTATGCAAAAAGAGAAAAGCCAAACAGCACAGGCTATAGAAGTTTCTGCCGCAACTGGCCTTATAGGGTATCCCTCTTGGTCTGCTGGGGGGCTGGTGTTGCGTATGCTTTTTAATGCACAGGTAGGGTTTAATACGGTGCTGCATTTGCAAAGCCGTTATCAACCTGCCGGGTGGGGGCGCAGGGGGCTGGCCTATGGCGCGTGGTGCAAGCCTACCATAGTTTACAAACAGAAACCCCAAACGGCGCATGGTTTACAGACGTTATTGCTCAAGCCGAGGTCTAGCAGGGCAAAAAGTGCATATGGTGCATATGGTGCATATGGTGCACGCACATGTCCTGCCTCAGGTCTCCAAAGTCAATGCACACAAAAGAATGCTGCAAAATAGAGTTAATTTTAATGGATTTGTGCATGTTTTTTCTTAAATGGCGAGTCTAAGTCTAAGTCTAAGTCTAAGTCTAAGTCTAAGTCTAAGTGACTGTTTCATAACTCCTAAAAAAGCCTAAAACTTTGAGTCATACCCTGCAAACTTGGTCAGCTTTACTGATAATGAGATTTAACTTACATTAATTTCATACCAATTTTGGTATATTTTAATGAAGGTTAAAAAGATGCAAGCAGGTGACGTCGTGCAATTGAAGTCTGGTGGCCCTGCCATGACTATAGCATGGATGGACGGTGACGAGGCTCATTGTGAATGGTTCGTTGATGGAAAACCGGAAAGTAAGCTTTTTCTAATCACTTCCCTGAAGAAAATTTAAACTTAATACTTAGTATTTTGGTAAATATTAAAAAGTGGGGTAGCATAATATTATGCTACCCCACCCACTAAAGATTTAAATCTTTAGTTTTCGTAGAACCTCAGAAGATTGGCTGCTTTGTTTCCCTGAACCATAATATGGGTGCGGGGTGCAACTTGCGTCGCTATAAAGCTAGCCCACTCTTCTTTGGCCAGCCTTACGTCTTCTTGTAAGGCTGCTAAATATGCATCACTCATGTTTTATCCTTCCATGAGTAGTGCGACGGTCTTAGTGGCCGCCACCTTCGGTTAGATCCCCTAACCGAAGGTGGGTTTAGCACAAATCCCTGATATAATCACACTAAACTGGAACCAGCCTTCTCAGCATCAAGCGTATGAAGGCCAACCGCACCATCCCACAACTATGGGAAATGGTGCGTTCTTGGTCAACCGTAAGCCGCCTACAATCACCTAGCCAAGCAAAACTACGCTCTACCACCCATCTGTTTTTGACGGGAACAAAGCCAGTCTTTGCTGTGGTGTGGTTTTGCCCAATCTCTACCACGGCTTTAAAAGCTTGCTTTACATAGCCCGCAAACAGGGTGCCTCTAAAGCCCTTGTCAGCCACCACCTTCTTCAAACGGGGATTTTTGGCCCTTTTGCGGTATTTGGCTATGACCTTCTTGCCGCCTTTGGTGTCGTGCTTGTTGGCGGTAGTCACAGACACATCAACCAGTAGCCCAAGGCTATCGGTTGCAATGAACCTCTTGCGCCCTTTAACCCGCTTGCCGCCGTCATAACCTTTCGTTTCAGCACTGGCACACTTGCCCGTTTTGACGCTTTGGCTATCAATGACCAACAAAGAAGGTTGCGGGCTTTTACCCGCTGCCTTACGCACTCTCTCATACAGATCGTAATGGATACGCCGCCAACGGCCCCGCTTTTGCATATCGGCAAAGTAGCGGTACACCGTTTCCCAAGGCGGGAACTCTTTTGGTAAGCCGCGCCATTTACACCCATGCGTTAGCACATACATGATTGCGTCAACTACGCTTCTCATGCTGGTAGCACGTGGCCTACCGCCTTTCTTGGCGCGAGGGATGTGGCGTTTGATTAGCGCCCACTGTTCGTCAGTGAGATCAGTATCGTAAGCCATAAATGCACACCACGCCAATCATGCTCTCATTATATGATAGGCTATACCCAAGTCAAGTTACAAATTTGTAATTGCGTTCTATATCAATGACTTATGCCCGCTTCTAGCTGTCAACCCTTGCTTGTGCTAGTATGTTGCTGCGCTTGGCAGCGCACTGAAACAGGTGGCCCCTATGTCGGGTGGCCTACCAAATAGAACACCCGGACTTATTGTCCAGCGGTGAACGGTGAGAGCTGTTCATTGTTGTGGGAATAGGTAGGGCGTGAGTTCACCTTGTTTCACACGCTGCCAACCGCCCGACGCCAGGAGCGCCGGTCGTGAAACTGTGCCCTTGGCAGGGCAATGAAATGAGGCAAAACATTATGGCTTCCAAACTATTCAAAGCAAAAATAGTTCTTCCTAATGGTTCAGTGCAGGAAGTAACGGTATCAGCAAACAATGTGTTCAACGCAAAAGAGCTGATTAAAATGCAGTACAATAATCCCAAGTTTTTCAGTGATCCACGGGAAGTTCGTTAATTAGAGCAACAAAAGGGCCGGTTGATTATTTCAACCAGCCCTATTTAATTGGACTACCTTCATGAAATATAAAATTTGTTCATTGCTTTTGTTCGTGCCTATTGTGGCTCATGCTCAGTGCGTTGATACTCGAGATAATATGGGACGACTTATCTCTCATTCGTGCGTTACTCACCCTTTATCGGCCCAAGATCTCGATACTTTGAACGAATTGGCCGCACAAAGCCAAAAGAACAATTCTCAACAAACGTATGAAGAGACACAACAAGCCGACCAAGCTTCTTACAATAATACTATGGCACAATGGGAAGATATTGAACCAAAGTGTTCTCAAGCAGAGGCTACCAATCGAACAATAAATTACAAAGGCAAGCATCTAACCGCTGAAAGGTGCCGCACCCTTAGAAACACAATTGACCAGCTACAAAAGCAAGCTGATATGCAGGGTCTAGACACCCATTGAAAAATAGCCCGGTTGAGTAATATCAACCGGGCTGCCTCATAAACCTAATAAGCAAATTTTGGGTAAAGGGCTTGAGTATGACTCAAGGTTTTTGGCTGTTTACGGACTTATGAAACAGCCTGTAAGCCCACACCCCACACCCACACGCAAACCACGCACTCATTCCATTTATTCTGTATTTTGCACTCTCCTAACACACCATGTCTTGGGTTTTGCTTACAGGCATCACAGTCTTTGGCTGTTTCATTGGGTGTCTGGTTAGAGTGTCGTTTACAAAAATCATCAGAATTTTTCAGGAAAATACCTTACCATGTCAGATATCTCTTCTGCTACCACGCACCCGGTTTTTGACCGGGCAGACGCCAGTGCCTCCCATTTTGCGGCACTCAATGCGGTTATGGCGCGGCTGCTTGCAACGCGGCGCACAGTAGTATTGGTGCGCGTGCAAGCGGTAGAGGGGGCAGGGCTAAACCCGGTAGGCTTTGTTGATGTGCAACCCCTTGTGCACCAGCAAAATGCCGCAGGGCAGGTAAGCCCGCACGGGGTGTTGTATCAGGTGCCTTATTTTAGGCTGCAAGGTGGTAGCCGCGCCGTTGTGCTAGACCCAGAAGTGGGTGATATCGGTTTGGCTTTGGTAGCAGATAGAGATATTTCAAACGCTAAAACCGCCCGTGGTGCAGCGGCACCGGGGTCTTTCAGGCAGCATAATATGGCAGATGCCTTGTATTTAGGTGGTTTTTTAAATGCCGCCCCGCAAGACTATATTTGGCTGCATAAGGGCGGCATAACTTTGCATACATCTGGCACGGTGCAGCTTACGGCACAAAATATAAAAATAGAGGGTAATACCACCGTTTCTGGTACCCTAAGTGTATCGGGTGATGTCACAGGCAAAGGTATTTCTTTGGCGGCACATACACATGGTGGTGTGCAAGCGGGGTCTGGCACCACCACCAAGCCTGTTTAGGGGGGCCGCGCCCCGCTTTAGGGGGGTTATACGGCGTGCACGCTGGCCTCACGCGGCCAAAAGCGTAGGGCGCGGCAGGTGGTTACAAATTTTTTGGCTGTGGTGGGGCTTGTTAGGGCCACAAAACCGTCATCTAACGTCTTATGCTCAAGCCCTGCTTTGCTCAGTAAAGCGGCGGTGCAGGGTGTGTAACCAATAAATTTGGCGTGGGCGTAGGCATCGGCCACAAAGTCACGCGCATCTGCATCGGTGGCAAGCTGTTTACTGCCTTGCTCAGACGGCAGCAACACAACAGCATCATACAGCACAGAGGGGCCGCCGGGCAGGCGTTGGCCCGCAGGCACATGCCGCCCGGTTGAGGTGACAATGCCGCCAATATGCGGTGCCACAATTTCTAGTGTTGCGCCTTCAGCTTTGGTTGCCTCTTCTAAGGCCGCAAGCAGGGCATCATCTGTGCCATCGGTTGCTAGTACCCCAATTTTGCGGCCTGCAAAGCTATTTGGCCCGTTTTTAACAATGCTTAGGGCGGCAGAAGGGGGCAGGTCTAGCGGCGGGCGGGCCGGTGGGGCGGCTGGGGGTAGGTCTTTTAGGCCCAGCCCGGTAGCCACAGCCTGCGCCAGCTCTGTATGAAGAGTGCGTAAGTGCGAAACCACACGCGCTCTGATAGCGGGCGTTTCAACCTTGCTGAGTTCAAAAATAATGGCTTGTTGAATATGCGTTTGCTCTGTTGGTGTCTGGCTTTTGTAAAACTGCCGCGCTTGGGAGTAATGGTCTGCAAATTTTTCAGACCGCACACGCTCTTTTAAGCCAGAGACCTCAGCAGGGAAAGATTTAAACCCGGTCTGTGGGTTTTCACGCGGGCCACCCTCTTGCCCTCCCCACGAGTTTGGTTCGTAATTTACGCGGCCCTTGGGGTTGTGCATGGCCATGTGGCCATCTTGTTGCAGGGTATGGAACGGGCATTTAGGGGCATTAATGGGCAGGTGTGTAAAGTTGGTGCTGCCAAGCCGTTTAAGCTGCGTATCAAGGTAGGAGAAGTTACGGCCTTGTAAAAGGGGGTCGTTTGTAAAATCTATGCCCGGCACAATATTTTGTGTGCAAAAAGCGACCTGCTCGGTCTCGGCAAAAAAATTATCCACCATGCGGTCTAGCACCAAGCGGCCTACGGGGCGCACGGGCACCAGTTCTTCTGGTATCAGTTTGGTGGCGTCTAAAATGTCAAAGTCAAAACTGTCTGCAAACTCGTCATCAAAAAGCTGCACGCCCAGTTCCCATTCGGGGTATTGCCCTGCTTGAATGGCATTCCACAGGTCGCGGCGGTGAAAGTCTGGGTCTGCACCATTGAGTTTAACGGCCTCGTTCCAGACAACAGATTGCAGGCCTTGTTTGGGCTTCCAGTGAAATTTGGCGTAAGTCGCTTTGCCCTGTGCAGTAACCAGCCGGAAGGTATGCACGCCAAAGCCTTCCATAAACCTGAAAGAGCGCGGAATACCCCTGTCAGACATGACCCACATAATCATGTTCATGCTCTCTGGGGTGAGAGAGATAAAATCCCAAAAATTATCGTGGGCAGATTGTGCTTGCGGAAAAGCCCGGTCAGGTTCTTCTTTAACCGCATGCACCATGTCGGGAAATTTTATGGCGTCTTGAATAAAGAAAACCGGAATATTATTGCCTACAATATCCCAATTTCCCTGCTTGGTATAAAGCTTTACGGCAAAGCCTCGTGCATCTCGCGCAAGGTCAAAAGACCCCTTGCTGCCCGCCACTGTAGAAAACCGCACAAAAGCGGGCACACGCTCGCCTTTGCGTTGCAGGGCGTCTGCACAGGTTACATCGCTGAGCGGGTGGGTCAGCTCAAAAAAACCATGCGCACCGTAGCCACGGGCATGCACCACACGTTCTGGAATACGCTCATGGTCAAAATGAAAAATCTTTTCTCGAAAATGAAAATCTTCCAGCAAACTTGGCCCGCGTGTGCCTGCTTTTAGGGTGTTCTGGTTATCTGCCACGGGCACACCCAACTGGGTGGTGAGCGTTGGCACATCGCCTTGTGCGGTTTGGTGTGTCTCACCCCCCGTGCCGCGCTGCACGGTTTGGTCACCCAAGGTTACGGCGTCGCGGTGGCTTGGCTGTTTGGTCATGGGGTTGCTCTCTTTGCTGGCACATTATGGGGGGCGCATGCGGGGCTGCCCGCAGCCTTTGCTCTCCCCAACGCTGTGCGTGGGGTGGGGTTGCGTAAAAACCCTGCTGCCTTTGCACACAATTTTGGCACCAGCCCCCAAAAAACCTTATTGCGTTTGAGAGAATAAAACACACATGCCCCTTAATACCCTGCTGTTAGACAGCACCACATGGGACTTGGTGGTTGATGCCACAGGCAATATTGCCATGGCCACAACGCCTTACGCCGTAGCCCAAAATGTTGCTTGCGCCATAAGAGTGTTTCAGGGCGAGTGCTGGTACAACACAGCCCTTGGCCTGCCCTACCTTGGCAGCATTTTGGGCCATGCCCAGTCTAGCGCCCTGTTTAGGGCCGATGTTGAGCAAACCGCCCGCGCCACACAGGGCGTTGCCAGCGCCACCTGCATTTTAACCGCCATAAGCCCCCAGCGCCGTTTATCGGGCGTGGTGCAGCTTACCACAACAGACGGAGCCCAAAGCGTTGTCAGCCTCTAATACGCTTACACAAAGCACAAGCAGTACGGCTGGCACCACGTCTGTGCCCGCCCCAGTGCTGGATGCCACAGGCTTTGTTATGCCTGCCGAGCCAGATATTTTAAACGGCGTTTTGGCAGATATTAACGCAGCCTTTGGCAATACACTCACTACAGACCTTGCCACCCCCCAAGGGCAGTTGGCCATGTCACTTACCGCTATAGTGGGAGATGCATACGACCAGTTTTTGGCCATTGCCAACGGGGTAGACCCCGCCCGCGCTGTTGGCCCCATGCAAGATGCCATTGGCAGGCTGTATTTTATGGAACGCCTGCCTGCCACAGCCACAGTGGTAACCTGCCAGTGTACCGGCATTGCGGGCACGGTTATTGCCCAAGGTACGGTGGTGCAAGACGGCGCAGGCCAGAGTTACGCGGCCGATAACCCCATAACGTTAGATGCCACAGGCACAGGGGCTGGCACGTTTAGCTGCACACAAACCGGGGCTGTGGCGTGCCCCGCCCAGACTATCCAGCTGAGCCAGTCTGTGAGCGGGTGGGCTACGGTGGGTAATGCAGCCGCCGGGGTTACGGGCCGGGGGGTAGAAAGCCGTACCGCGTTTGAAACCCGCCGCCAAACGTCTGTTGCTATTAACGCCGTTGGCCCGCTCGATGCTATTTCTGCCGCCGTGCAGGCGCTTGAAGGGGTGAGTGATGTTTACGTAACAGATAACAGCACAGACAGCCCCGTGGTTATAGGCAACATAACCCTTGCCCCCCACAGTGTGTATGTGTGTGTGAGTGGTGGGCAAGATACAGAAATTGCCCGCGCTATTTTACGTAAAAAACCACCGGGCTGCGCCTATACCGGCAACACAAGCCTTACAGTAACAGACCAAAATACCAGCTACACCACACCGCCAAGCTATACGGTGGTGTTTCAACGTGCGGCCCCAACCCCTGTGTATGTAACGCTTACTCTGGCGGCCTCTTTAAATGTGCCCACCACTGCGGCAGACCAGGTGCGCACAGCCGTGCTGGCCGCCTTTAACGGGCAAGATGGTCAGGCACAGGTGCGTATAGGCACCACACTCTATACCAGCCGCTTTTATGCAAGCGTTGCAGCCCTTGGGGCATGGGCTGAGAGCATTAGCATTACGCTAGGCTTTAGTGCCAACCCTACCAGCCTAACGGCTACTTTGGGTATAGACCAAGTGCCCGTGCTCTCGGCTGAGAGTATTAACGTGGTGTTTGTATAATGCGCGATGTGCAAAAAACCGTGCTGTCGCAATATAGTTGCGCGCCAACCCTTAATGCCTTGATAGAGGCCTGGAACCAAACCCTAGACCCCACACGCTTAATTGAGACATGGTTTACAAACATCTGGAACCTAGACACAGCACAAGGCTACGGGCTGGACGTATGGGGGCGCATTGTGGGGGTAGAGCGCGTGCTTACCCTAAGCACAGACAGCTTTTTTGGCTTTGCAGAACCCCAAGACCTAACCTTGCAACCCTTTAACGCCGCCCCGTGGTATTCTGGCACGCAAACCACCAGCAACTACCGCTTGTCTGATGACGCTTTCCGCCAGCTTATTAACGCTAAAGCGCTGGCCAATATAACAGATGGCTCCATTACCAGCCTTAACGCTATTCTCATGACCCTTTTTGCCGGGCAGGGAGATGTCTGGGTGGCAGATACCGGCACCATGACTTTAACCTATACGTTCAATTTTGCGCCATCGGCCGTGCAGGTTTCTCTTATTCAAAGCTCTGGCGTGCTTATGCGCCCCGCAGGCGTGCGCGTTATTTACGCAATTAAGCCCCAAACATAGCCCCTTTATTATGCTTTTAAGACACCGGGCATTGGTGCTTGTGCGGGGTGGGGGCACTCATGTATATTGCGCATATCACGTACCCGATTCATGCAAGCAAACGAGACGAGAATGAAAGCGCCATATCGCTTCACGTTTGGGTTGGTGGTTTTGTTGGCCCTTGGTTGGGGGTCTAACATGGCTCAGGCCCAAGATATTTTGAGCACGCCTACCGGCCCCTTGGGCACGGGCAAAAAAAACATGTCTGGCACCCTAGAAGGCACGCATGTGGCAGAATACCGCATGCCGCTCCAACAGGGGCAAACGCTTTCTGTATTGTGCCATGCCCGTAAAAGCAGTGTTGGCTTTTTTGTAAAAGACCCAGAGGGTGAACTGCTGAGCGTACCCCGCCCAAATTGTGCGCATAAACTCTGGAGCATGTCGGCCATTAAGTCTGGCACCTACACAGTTGGGGTGCTGCAAGACCACGCAGCTGCTCTTAAAGGGCAGGGCGCATTTTACAGGCTGCACCTTTCAGCCCAGTAGTTTTGGCCGCACGCAAGGCTGCCCCGTACGGCAGGGGCAGCGCTGCCATATAGCCCCACGTAAAAGAGCAAGGGGGGCGGACACCATAGCCCACTTTGTGGTAACCACGCCCCATAACAGGCCGGGGCAAGGTGCCCCCACAAAGGTGCGGGTAATGGAACCAACATTAAAAAATATTCTGGCACGGGTTAACGAAACCGTAGCCGTTAAAATGACCATGCTGTTTGGCAGTATTTGGTGCGTTTACCTATTTTTTGTGTTCTCTCTTGTGCCTGTTCTTATGCCTGCATGGCAAAATACCCTGCTTTACATAAGCAACTGTATTCAACTTGTCGCGTTACCTGCGCTTATGGTGGGTAATGCTGTGTTAAGCCGTGGGGCAGACCGCCGCGCGGCAGAAGACCACAAAGCCCTGCTAGAAATTTTGTCTGACGTGCGTGAAGAATTGGCAGACCTAAAAGAAAAAACCGCAGGCATAGCCCAAAGCACCTCAGAAGCATTTGACCGGCCAGAAACTGTTTCTATCTCTGACCAAACCTTTGTGAACCTAACCGAAAAGCCCGATACCAATACCCCCACAGCATAA